CGAAAATGGTGTTCGCCCAGTTTGTATCTTAAAATCTAATATCTTTGTATCTAAGGTGGAGGAATGATTATGAAGAAAAATCTGAAATATTTTGAGGACGAATTATCCAGATTAAGTGAAGAGTTCACGGAATTCAAGAAAAAGTACATCGGAAAGCCGGAAATCGGAAAAGCTATTGAACTTTCTGGTATGGAATGGCTGATTCTGGATAAGACAGAAAAAGGATATTTTGCCATTTTGAATGGATTTGATGGAAAAGAAAGAACATTTGATTCAGATTCAAATAACTGGATTTCAAGTAAACTGAGAAATGAGTTAAACACTCGCTTTCTTAAAAAAATTACGGACGAGCTTGGAGAAGATGCAGTTATTGAGTTTGATCGAGATTTACTTTCTATGGACGGCCAGACAGAATATGGACATTGTAAAGATAGGATTTCACTTTTGACTGTGGATGAGTACCGGAAATATCGTAAATTGCTGCCGAATATGTCGAAATGGTGGTGGTTGATTACGCCATGGAGTACACCAGTAAATGATTACAGTACAACAAGTGCCGTTGTTTCCCCTTCGGGCTATTTCGACAACTACATTTGCGACAGCGGTCTTGGTGTTCGCCCAGTTTGTATCTTTTCTTCTTCAATCTTTGAATCAGGAAATGATGATTGATGGCGAATGAAGATTTAAAGGTAATAATAAAGGCCAAGCAACTTGCAAAGCATACATTAATAGTTACGAGTAATGCCAGACGATACCCGAAGAAATACAGATTTTCACTTGTAGATAAAATGCAAAATAAAGCATTGGAAATTTATGAGTCACTATTTGAAGCCAACCGAACTGATCTGAAAGATTATAAAAGAGAGCGATTAGAACTTCAAACAAAAGCCATTACTCATTGTGATGAGTTGATGTACTTTATAGAACTTTCATATGAATTAGGAATTATCAATTCCGATGGAATGGAAGCATGGTCGCAAATGGTAAAAGATATAAAGTACATGACTATTTCATGGAGAACAAAAGACAGAAAAAGATAATTTTCACAGGTTATGCACTGCGAATACCGTTGTTTCCCCTTCGGGCTATATCAACAACAACAATTACAACAACGAAAATGGTGTTCGCCCAGTTTGTATCTTAAAATCTAATATCTTTGTATCTAAGGTGGAGGAATGATTATGAAGAAAAATCTGAAATATTTTGAGGACGAATTATCCAGATTAAGTGAAGAGTTCACGGAATTCAAGAAAAAGTACATCGGAAAGCCGGAAATCGGAAAAGCTATTGAACTTTCTGGTATGGAATGGCTGATTCTGGATAAGACAGAAAAAGGATATTTTGCCATTTTGAATGGATTTGATGGAAAAGAAAGAACATTTGATTCAGATTCAAATAACTGGATTTCAAGTAAACTGAGAAATGAGTTAAACACTCGCTTTCTTAAAAAAATTACGGACGAGCTTGGAGAAGATGCAGTTATTGAGTTTGATCGAGATTTACTTTCTATGGACGGCCAGACAGAATATGGACATTGTAAAGATAGGATTTCACTTTTGACTGTGGATGAGTACCGGAAATATCGTAAATTGCTGCCGAATATGTCGAAATGGTGGTGGTTGATTACGCCATGGAGTACACCAGTAAATGATTACAGTACAACAAGTGCCGTTGTTTCCCCTTCGGGCTATTTCGACAACTACATTTGCGACAGCGGTCTTGGTGTTCGCCCAGTTTGTATCTTTTCTTCTTCAATCTTTGAATCAGGAAATGATGATTGATGGCGAATGAAGATTTAAAGGTAATAATAAAGGCCAAGCAACTTGCAAAGCATACATTAATAGTTACGAGTAATGCCAGACGATACCCGAAGAAATACAGATTTTCACTTGTAGATAAAATGCAAAATAAAGCATTGGAAATTTATGAGTCACTATTTGAAGCCAACCGAACTGATCTGAAAGATTATAAAAGAGAGCGATTAGAACTTCAAACAAAAGCCATTACTCATTGTGATGAGTTGATGTACTTTATAGAACTTTCATATGAATTAGGAATTATCAATTCCGATGGAATGGAAGCATGGTCGCAAATGGTAAAAGATATAAAGTACATGACTATTTCATGGAGAACAAAAGACAGAAAAAGATAATTTTCACAGGTTATGCACTGCGAATACCGTTGTTTCCCCTTCGGGCTATATCAACAACAACAATTACAACAACGAAAATGGTGTTCGCCCAACATGGATCACATGCAGACAGAGTAAGCGTAAAGCTGAAATCAGAAAAGATACAAGCAAATGCATAACCTTTCCGCAATGGACAAACATAAAGGAACAAAATAAATGGATAAAGAAATTGTTGCAAATTTTGAGAATTTATATCGTTCTTACAAAAAGGTTAAGAGCGGTAAGAAATTTAATTCAGGTACTGCAAGATTTTCTAATTTGTCTCTTGAAGGCATTCATCTCTTGAAGGAACAATTGGAAAGTCAAACGTATACCATAAATCCGTATAATAAATTTCAAATTCATGAGCCAAAAGAGCGAACGATAGAATCATGTGCATTTAAGGATAAAGTAGTTCAGAGATGCTTTTCTGATTACATTCTGACACCGAAACTTGAAAATATCCTGATTAAATGGAACACTGCCGGGCAGCAAGGAAAAGGGCAACACATGGCAATGGACGGGTTAAGAAATCAAATGTTGGATTTCTATAAAAAAAATGGAATGAATAGTTGGATTGTAAAATGTGATATTCACAAATACTTTTATTGCATAGACCATGAAATCATGAAGGATGTTTTGGATTATTACTTTGATGATGATTTTACAGTCTGGTTGAACCATTTGTTTATTGACAGTACAGGTAATCCCGGGCTTCCATTAGGAAATCAGGTAAATCAGAAGTACGCATTGTTGCTTTTACATTCACTGGATCAGATGATAACGATTGAATTTGGAAATCCATATTACGGACGATACAACGATGATTTTTATGTGATTTGTAAAACGAAAGAAGATGCCAGAGAAATTCTTGAAGCAATCCGAATAATGATTGAAAGCCTTAGACTGGAACTAAACCCTAAATCACAAATTGTACCGTTTCGCATGGGCTTGTGTTATCTGGGCTTTCATCATTACGTGACTGATAAAGGAAAATATATCAGAAAATTGCGTGGCGATAAGAAAAGAAAAACACAGAGAAAAATCCGAAGATGGGTACGGGCAATGAATGACGGGAAGATGTCGATAGAAAAATTCAATGAAAAATACGGAGCATGCAAGAATCATATGCTTCATGGAAATTGTATCAAATTATGTCATAGTATGGATTCAGAAATTAAAAGGAGGATAAAATGAGATTAGTAAGTCAGGATGGAAAATTTGATGTTCCTTATGAAATCGCAGCATTAAGCAGAACTGGAAATATTATAAGGATATATATTCCGATTTCCGGCGAAAAAGGAACGATTATGGCGGCATACTCCACAGAAAAAAAGGCTGAAAAAGCTATGGAAATGTTGCATAAAGTGTATGCAGGAATGTTTCTTGCTCAAAATGTTGAAATGAGCGATGACGATTACGAGGAATTTATAAAAATGGCTGCAAGAGGTTTTGGAATCATCAAAACAATGGTTAACAGCCCAGATATGGAATTCGAACCGGCAAACATCGTGTTCAGATTCCCGGAGGATGATGAAGTATGAAGAGAGTAGACAGCAAGAAGGACTGGGAACAGGTAATAACCATTGAACTTCCGTTGAAGCAACTCAAATTAATGCGAGATAGCATGTGCAAAGTAAGCTATGCGGAGTTAGAGAGCCTAAATAGAGGGAAGGACATACCATATGCCTATTCCGATTTAGAGAAAACCATAGATGAAGCTGAGAATATCTTAGAAGCATAAATGCAATACACGGAAAGCGAGGTGATTCAAAATGTTCATGCGAGTAATTTCAACAGGAAGTACTAAAGGAAATTGTTACGCTTTGCAGTCAAGTACAGGCGAGATTGTTCTTCTTGACTGCGGATGCAACTACAAGAAAATCCTTAGAGGGATTGACTACCAGATAAGCAATGTTTCTGGCGTACTTCTTTCACATGAGCACGGAGATCACACCGAAGCATTCAAGGAAATAATGAATGCAGGCATTCAGATTTACACCAATGACGAGACAGTTGAGGACATGAACATCCGAACAGGCGAACTGATGAAAGGCGTTCCAGAAAGATACCCATTTAGAGTTGGTTCGTTTATCGTGACTCCATTTGAGCTGCCGCATACGACATATGACAAAGATGCAAAAATACTTATTCCGTGTCCGAACTACGGCTACCTGATACAGCATGAAGAAATGGGAAAGCTTCTGTATATGACCGATTTTGAATATTGCAACTATAGTTTCCGTAAGATGCAAGTTGAGCATCTGGTAATTGAGTGTAATTACTGTGAAGAATTGATAGACATGACAGAAGCTAACTACAGGCACCGAATAAAAGGACATTGTTCTTTGCCAACTTGTAAACAATTCATTGAGAAAAATCGCACAGAATCGCTTCGGACGGTAACACTGGTGCATTTGAGCGGTCAAGCGTCAGATACCCGTAAAATACAGCAAGAAATACAGGAAGTCGCAGAAAACAATGTTCTAGTTCAGATCGGACGGGCTGGATTAGAAGTTGACTTGAATTTGTGCCCGTTCTGAAAGGAGATAGGATGACAAATTTTAAAAATTGGAAAGAGGTTACGAAAGGACTTTACAGATACGTTGTTTCATCAAATGTTGCATACGAAATTCACATCAAATATTGGGACATGGACACAGACATTTTAAGTGCGAATGCAAATCTATACATTGTTGGTGATTGGCGTTCGAGAGATGGAAAAAACACAAGAGAAAGAGAGTGCTTACTTGAATCTGCGCCTGTCATGGCTTGCTTAGCCAAAGCAGAAGAAGATAATATTGAAAATAATGTCGAATCTTAGAGGAGATAAGCCATGAACAAAATGACAGATTGTAGCAAATGTAGATTCCGTAATTGCTGTACATTAGCATGGGATTACGGTTCACTTTACTGCAATGATTACGAGGAGGAAGATACATGGAACATTTCTTAGAATCACTTAAAAAATTAAAGAAGCCGTCAACTCACAGCAATCCAGAAGACGTTGATCCGTTGTTCTGTCGATATAACAAGGGTTGGAATGATGCAATCGAGAAGGTCGAGAAACTGATTTGTTCGTATAGCTTATCGGATATGTGGATTCCAGTAGACGTGAAACTGCCACCGGAACCAAAACCTAATCATATTTTTAAAGGAGACATATATTTGATTGCTACCGAAAAAGGAACAATTCCATTCAGAGCAATGTGGAATGGAGATTATTTTACAGACGGTTTTGAAAAATTGAAAGTAATTGCATGGATGCCTTTGCCAGCTATGCCAGAACCGTACAAGGAGAACAAACATGAATAAAGTAATTTTGATCGGACGTTTGGCAAAAGACCCAGACATCCGAATGGGAACAAACAATACAACGATTGCCAGATACACACTTGCAATCAATCGTAAGTATCACAAAAATAATGAACCTACGGCTGATTTTATCGGTTGTGTGGCTCTTGGGAAGAACGGTGAGTTCGCTGAAAAGTATCTGCATCAAGGAATCAAAATCGCAGTCATCGGAAGAATCCAGACTGGCAGTTATACTAACCGCGATGGAAAGAAAGTGTACACCACTGATGTATTAATCGAAGAACAGGAATTTGTGGAAAGCAAGAAGAACCAGTCAGAAGAACAGTCGCAGCCACCAGTTCCAAGCCCAGAACAGGACACAAGTGGATTCATGGATATGCCGTCAATTATGGATGACGAACTTCCGTTTAATTAAGGAGTGATTAAATGATACAAACAGGACAGATTATTTATTTTAGCAATCAGAAAATGATGTGCTTTGGTGTTGAATCCATTGAGGATATTACTGAACCACCAGAACAAATAGAAACTACATCGGTTTATGGTAAAACAAGAACATATGTGCCGGCAATAATGAATCCAACAACTCTTGTTGCCACTGGAAAGGAACTTGTAAAACTCGACCCAACAACCATGAAACGTATTGCCAGATACAATCTTGAAGAAGAGAACGCAGCGCTGCTTAAAGAAATCGAAGAACATAAAGAGACAATCACAAATCTTGAGCAAAAAGAAGAGGTTCTACGCGACAGGTTTAGAAAAGCAATAGCTACATTTAAAGAAATCATGGAAAATGGTTACTATGATGATGGTGAATATGAGGATGAAGATGAATGGGAGTGATTAAATGGAACCAATTTTAGAGTGCAAATTTGATTATAAAGGTTATCCATGTGTAGTTCTGTTTATGCCATTGGGATATAGATGTGGATATGTTGGCACAACTGAGAAAGATTCTGATTACTACAGTAAATCAGAAGATGTAATTAATCTTTTTACTACTTGTCCTGTTCGAATTACTTATTCCGAACCAAAATTGCAAGGAGAATATGATGGGAAAACATGGTGGATTGGTTTCGACCATGGGGGTGGTAACGAAGGAAGAGATTGGGAATCAGCCGAGTATTATTATAGCGAAAGCCCTGATTGGCAAAGACTCATTAAGCCATTAGCAAATATATGTAAAGAATCTGGAATGCAGTTTCCGCCTGCGGTTTCAAAATATGAAATTATTGAAGAATGCAAAAGAATTGTAGACCAGATCGTAAAGGAGTGATACCGGGTGGATTATAAAAAGATTCGTCAGGTTAAGGCTATCGAAGCAAGCAATAAGAAAAGACTTTTAAAAGTCAATCCCAAATTGGATGATGAAGCCGGGATATACATGTTGTGGCGAACGGAAACCCACGGGTACGTAGGACAGTCGAAAGGAATATTAACCAGGCTAGCACAACATATGACTGGATACGAGCAACATATTGACCTTTCTATGAAAGCTCATGGGCTGTATTCAGAAAGCAATAAGAGCGGTTATAAGATTGATTTCTTTCATTGCCCGATTGATGAACTTGACGAGAAAGAAAGAGAGTACATTCAAAGAGCGATTGATGCCGGATGGATTATAAAAAACAAGACAGGTGGCGGACAGGATGAAGGGAAGGAAAAGATCGCTGATTACCGACCAGCAAAAGGTTACCGCGATGGGTTGAAGCAAGGCAAAATTGTCCTTGCAAGAGAATTAAAGCATATCATTGATACTCACTTACAGGTGTCAATCAAACCAGAGAAAATAAACAATAAGGTGTCTATAAAGGCACTTGAGAAATTTAACAATCTTCTTGATGAAGAATCTTACAAATGATAAAGCTGCCGGTTCTGGCAGACAAAATCCCAAATAATTACAACTAAATATGCGCACGCCCTCTGGGATTGGAACAGTGAAATTTGTTTCCCGGCATATCACGCTATCCGGTTCCAGAGGTAAAAAGAAAAGAGGTAACTATGGTAAGTAAATATAACACCGAAAGAAAGTATCTCGAAGGACAAGAGAACAGAAAAGAAAATTATCTGTTTCTTATCAGATATTTTACAAAATATGGATACGCACCGTCATTTAAAGAAATTGCCGAAAGCCTTGGCATATCAAAAGCAACTGTACAACGACATATGAGGCAGCTTGAACTTGATGGATTGATTGCTACTGCACATCCGAATACTCCACGAGCGTTCCGCCTTGTTGGATATGAATATCAGAAGGTGGCAGAAGTATGAGAATATACAGTGTTTTTGAGAATGAACAGTGGAATGGCGATATGACCGCTGATGATATTTCACAAATGCTGAAAGGATTGGTGAGAGCATGAACAGGGCAGAGAGAAGAAGACAGCAGAAAGCATCTGAGAAAACACGCTTAAATGCACCGTACAATTTCAGCAATTTCAGCCTGGAACAAATTTCAAAGGTGACAGGTGCAAGAGTTGAGTCCTTAAAACTGTATCTGATGCAGCGTGAAGATGAAATACGCAAAGAAATATCGGAAGAACTTATTTCAGAATCACAAGAAAAGCTATGGAAAGCAGAGGATTATATCGCAGTTGCAAATGTTCTTATCAGTTTGTTTGCAATTAAGAAAACATGGGGATTTACAAAATCCAATCAGAGATTCTTGGAAAACCTAAACTCTGCCAAAGAACACATTGAAGAAGTTGGAATTGAAAAAGCATACCAGGAAGCAAAAGAAACAATGGGAATTAAACTTGAATTTGATTCCATAAATATAAATAAAGAATTTGGGTTTGGAGAAAGTGAGGACTAATCATGGCAGAGAATTGCAATGAAAACTGTATTGAATGGATCAAAGGAAGCGAGTTTGCAGGAGTTACTGCTTCTGAAATTGCATTTAAAAATCAAGTTCTTGAACTTGCAAAGAAGCGACCAGAAGACGTTAAGATTATTGCCATGAATAATGATGGCTCTATATATGCTCATGTTCCAAGAAAATATGTAAAATTACGAGCACCACGGATTCTGACAGAAGAACAGAGAGTTGAACTGGTGGAACGTGGAAAGAATATGTCCAGAAATAAATCAACTGATTGTGAAGAAACGTCAGATTTCGATTCTGACGATGAAGATGAGGAAATGTTCGATGTTTAATGAAAGAATGGGAATTAATGTTGAAAATGGTAAAAGTAGGATTTGCCCTAAATGCGGGAATCGTTTTCATGTTTTTGCAGATTATAACCGGCATTGTGGAGGAGATTTATATTGGTGCGAATGCACAGAATGTAAAACCATTACAAAAATACATCACAGTAAGGAAGCTGCAATAGTGGCTTTTAAGGAAGGATTGGTACACAAAAATGAGCAAAGTGAACATATATGGGCTTAAAGCATATATAAGTAAAACGTTTGATTTGCATGTTGGCAAAAGAATCAAATACGTAGAACGTGGTGGGGAAGAAAAAGAGCATATCTATGAGGTAAAGCAGCTTTTTCCACATTGCGTTTTACTGGAAGATATTTACGATCACACAAGAATTTGTCCTTGTTACAGCAAATTAAGCTTGATGTTAAGAGGGATTGAATAAGAATCTGGTTAAGAAGATGGGAGTTTAAAATGAAATTTATAGATTTTTTCGCAGGAATCGGAGGATTTCGCAGGGGAATGGAATTGGCGGGGCATGAATGCGTTGGTTTTTGCGAATTTGATAAATTTGCTACTGCGAGTTACATCTCAATGCACTTGCTGACAGACGAGCAGCGAAAGGCATTGGAAGATATTCCTATCAAGAAAAGACAGAAAGAAATATTAAAGGAGAAATACAGAAATGGAGAATGGTACGCAAATGACATTAGAAGAGTGTATGCCGGAGACATTCCCAAAGCAGAATGTTGGTGTTTCGGATTTCCATACCAAGATATCTCAGTCGCAGGAAAACAAGCCGGATTTCAAGGAAACCGTTCAAGCCTGTTTTTCAGAGTTATGTACCTTGTCGGACAACTCAAAGAAGAAGATAAACCCACTTACCTTTTCATTGAGAACGTTAAAAATCTGCTTAGTGTTAATGGAGGATGGGATTTCGCCAGATTGCTCATTGAAATGGAGCAGTGGGGGTATGATGCAGAATGGCAGGTGCTCAACTCCAAAGATTTCGGAGTACCGCAAAACCGGGAAAGATGTTTTGTTATCGGACATCTTAGAGGGAGAAGTACCTCAAAAGTATTTCCTGTCGAAGGAACAGACGGAAAAAATAGTGTTTCGTTAAATCTTTTTGGTTGTCTTAATGGTAGAAATTCGCAGCGAGATAGAGTTTATAGTGACAATGGATTAGCACCAACAATCAGTACGAAGCCAGGAGGAAATACAGAGCCCAAAGTATCTATATTATTTGATACAAGTTATATTGGTCAAGATAAAAAAACTAGAGTATACGAAAATGTATGCCCGACACTAACAAGCAGAGATTATAAAGAGCCTAGAAGTGTCGGAGTAGTATGCAATGTGAACCCGTCAGGAAAAGGAATGAACGGAAATGTGTATGATTCGACTGGCTTAAGCCCTACTTTAACAACAAATAAAGGAGAGGGAAATAAGATTGTAATCCCAGTATTGACACCAGATCGTATAGAAAAACGTCAGAATGGAAGAAGATTCAAAGAAAATGGTGAACCAATGTTCACATTAACATCTCAGGATAGACACGGGGTCGCAATTGATCCGCTCGGAGTATTGCGTAACGTTCGCACAGAATATGGAAAAGAAGTTGCCAACACACTCGACACGAGTTGCAATCAAGGAATATTTGTGCAGGTATCGGAAGAATTAACGGTATATGCAGTGTGGTACGAAAAATATCAGTGTTACATAGCAATTCGGAAGCTGACACCGAAAGAATGTTTTCGGCTGCAAGGTTGGTCGGATGATTATTTTGAAAAGGCTCAGTTTGTTAATTCTGACAGCCAGTTATACAAACAGGCAGGAAATGGAGTAACAGTGACAGTTGTAGAAGCTATAGCAAGAAAAATGAAGGTGGAGAACGCAAAGCTGCACCGATGATTTACATGCAGAATAACGAACAGGTAGCATTTGGATAAAAGGAATTATGGAGGACTGCACAATAGCGTGTCAGTTGCTTACATGGGGAAAGGGAATAAGAAAAATGAGAGATAAAGAACGCATTTTGATGATTATTATTTCAAGGATCATACCGGGACTGACTTTTTGTACGGCAAAGAAAGAAGATTATATTCGACCGTTTATATTTAACACGCATGAATTAAAAGCCGGTGATCTAGTTATGGCGAATACTACTACTTTCCCGAATGAATTTATGGTCGGTTTCGTGCATGAGGTAAAAAGTGATTGCGTCGTTATCCGGGAAATAGGCTCTAAAAAGTTGTGCAATTATTATAACGAAGCTTTTTCGGTCATTAACAAGGAAAAACTGGGGTACGAAATTCTTGAAGGTGTGCAGTATAAAACGTATCAGAAAGTTTTGAAGGCATTTTCAAAATACACAAGCTATTCAACCAGATTTCGAAGTATAGAATTTTCTGGTAATACTTGCACGGTAACAAGCAGGATAATGTTCAAGAACGACAAAAACGGCGAAATTTCTTTCGAGTACAACCAGAAGACGAAAATTTCCGATATAGGTAAATTGTTGGAAAAAGCCGGGTTATAATACGAAAACGGGGAAAGTGAGGATGAGAAATGAGAAAGAATAATTATACTTCATTTTTTAAAATCAAGCCAAAGAAAGTGGAAAAATATATTCGTTGTAAAAAATGCGGCGGGAATATGGAATGGGTTGAATACTATCCACCACAAATCAAATGTCCAAAGTGCGGATATACGGTATATCCAAAACCTTATGAGCCAGATTGTATTAAACTGCCAGAAACATGGGAAAAATATTCTGAATTATACGAGAAAGCGAGAATGAAAATGAGCTTTATGTCGGAAGTAATACGGGAAGGATACGCAAATACATCATCTTCAGAAGCATTGAAAGAACAGTTCAATAAATTTTGTAATTGGTGTTGGGGGCATAGCTATGGAAACTGTGATATTTGTAGAAGAGAATACCATAAATTGTACATTCCGTTAAGAATTGCAGAGAAGCAAAAAGAACTAGGATTACCGGTCACACGAAATAAGGAGGACGCAAAATGTTAATCAGAAGTCAGGATAAAACAATTTTATTAAACTTTAGCAATTCGACTGTAGTTTATATTGCGAAAAATGACAAGGATTTTGTTATTTTAAGCCTAGAGAACGGAAACAGATATAGACTTGGTAAATATTCTTCAGAAGCAAAAGCCATGAAAGTACTGGATATGATTCAGGAAGTCTATGAAGAATACAAAATTACTTGTACTTTTTTGACAGGATTTACAGGACATCGAGCAATTGTAGAGTCAAACGATATTCGCGTCAATGGTTTCGAAGAACTTATAAAAAGTTTTAAAAAGAATATGGTCTTTCAGATGCCAGAAGATTTGGAGGTAGAAGTATGAGGTACAGAAAAAAACCAGTTGTAATTGACGCAGTGCAGTGGACTGGTGCAAATCATCGAGAAATGTTCGATTTCCTGACGGACTATCAGTGTGTAGATCAGTACATGTCGGCAGAAGGTAAGAATTTCTATATTGACCATTGGAAGGTTCAGGGCGGATTGGTTATTAAGACACTAGAGGGTGAACATTTGGCGAATATTGGTGATTATATCATCCGCGGCGTTCACGGTGAATTTTATCCGTGTAAGCCAAATATATTCAGAGAAACTTATGAGGAGGTGGAAGCATGAGCGATAAACATAAAATATACGATTACATAAAAAGGACAATAAACCCTTATGGAAGACCTTTCGAGGGAACAGCTTACGAGTTGGGACTTAAAATCATGGATTATATCGAAAATATGGATGACGAGAAAGAAAACGGATGGATTCCTGTCAGTGAGAGATTGCCGGAAGCAAGCGGTACGTATCAAGTGACTTGCATGGACGGAAGAATACATCGTTCAACCTACGCAAAATTCCAAAACAAATTGAAACGATGGGAATTAACTGGTGCTAGGTCGTATTGGAAGGTTATTGCCTGGATGCCGCTTCCGAAACCATATAAGGAGAACTAAATGGGATATTGTAAATTAGAGTGTCCGGACGGTGAAACACAGTGCTGCATCTGCTGCGAGAAGCAAGGCGGTTGCGATAACCGGTGCGACATGATGGATAGCTACGAATATGCAGAGGAATGCGAAGATTATATCAAGGAGGAAGAAGTATGATTACATTCTTATTAGGATTCGCCATTGGAACCATATTCGGAGCGACTGGACTTATATGTGTAGCGATCATGTACGACAAGCACCACTCAGACAAATAGAAAGGAGAACGGTATGCTGACAAGGAACAAAAAGCTGAAAGACTACGGTATTCCGGCAGAGGATATTGAAAAACTGAATACGATGCTGAAAGACTTCCCGGCAGAGTACGGATACCTGCTTTCCAGTGCTGCCTTGTCAGCTTGCCCGAAAAACACGGTGATAGCGGATATGGTTATTGAGAATATCTTGCACCGGAAAAGTTACAGAAAAATCAGCAAAGAAAGATATATCCCGATGAATCCGAAGGACTTCTACGGATACAGACGCAAAACCGTCGCTGTACTGTATGAGAGGATGCGGTTGTTGGGAGTGTGGGAGGATGAATAAATGCGTTTAATTGATGCAGACAAAATAATTGACTCTCTTGGAAATTCGGATATGGATTTTGCAATAGGTGCAGTTATTGACGAACAGCCGACAGTTTTTGATGTGGATAAGGTTGTTCAGCAATTAGAAAAACGGAGTACATTAGCAAAACCTGTGGGATGGACAAAATCTTATGAAATCGTAATTTTGAATGATGCTGTGGATATTGTGAAAGGCGGTGGAGTTGAATGAGAGAAAAGAAAGATGTTATCAGTCCGTCACAGTATGGAGCATTCTTGCAGAAAAGAGGTAGGAGAAGATGAGTAAATCAGTATTAGTTATGGATACGCCAAAATATTGTGCTTTATGCGTTTTACGCAGTGGAGTGCATCACCCGTTCTGTAGGGTAAACAATAGAGATATTACAGATTTGAGTATTAGACCTGATTGGTGTCCGCTTATGGACTTGCCAGAGAAAGATAAGGAGGAAGAAAATGAGTAAATCAGTATTAGTGATTGATACACCAGAAAACTGTGGAAAATGTAAATTTATAAGCGAATTTTGGTGCAGAGCAATGGATGGTAGGAGAGTTCCAAACAATGACGTGCCTCCTGATTGGTGTCCACTGAAGCCATTGCCGAAATATAAATCAATGGAAAAGCCGGGAGAATACGAATATAGCAAGATGCACGGTTGGAATAGATGTATTGATGAGATTACAGGAGGAAAATAAATGATTGATTTAAGAAATACATGTATTCTGGTTAGAACACCAGAGGAAAATGAGAAATTACTTAAAGAAGCTGAAAAGCAAGGGTTTCATTGGTATAAGAAAGACCATTGTGAGCCATTACAAACACAATATTTTCCAGATATTTTAAAATTTTATGAATATGATATAACTTATGCGGCAAGTGTCAGATCAGACTTTGCTTTCTATGAGGCATCAGAACTCCTCGGGACAAAAGAAATGACAGTAAGAGAGTTTATTGAGTGGATTGCAGATGTTTGTAGATGCATCAAAGCTGGCAGTTGAGAAGTTGAAAGAGGTGGAGTAGATGGAGAGATGGACTGAAAGATTTAATAGTGATGATGAAAAAGCTATTGCAATACATGACGGAAGTGATTTTCCGAATGTTTGTTTCGAGGGAGAAAGAGAATATGATGTAATGGATGCGCTTGCAGAATATGAAGATTTAGAAGAACAGGGCTTACTTATGAGATTGCCGTGTAAGGTTGGAGACACGGTTTATAGAGTGAATGCCGGAGCCAAGCAACCGATTATTACGATGACTGTTTCAGAAATTCATTTTCTCTGTTACAAAAATGAACGTGCTGTAAGGTTTGACACAATAGGCAAAGAAGATATGGGAGAAAGTTGCTACCGTTTAGAAGATATTGGAAGAATAATATTTCTCACACGTGAGGAAGCTGAGAAGAAGCTGGAGGAACTCAAGAATGAAATTTAAAGAATTTGAAAATTGGTGTAATGAAAGAGCCTGTGATGGATGTTGGGGAATGCTGGAAGCAATGGCGTGTATTGATTTAATAGGCGAAGTTAAAAAAGTTCCGTTTTGGAAAAGAGAAAAATTCTGGAAAGAAAATTATGAACAGCAGGTATTGGAAGAGATTATTAATCCGATAGAGAAGAAGTTGGAGGAGATGAAGAAGAATGATTGAAGCGATAAAAGAAATTTTTATGGCGGTGGGAATGTGCGTAGTTGGACTTGATGTTTACATACTATTGTATAAAATAATCAAAAAATTCAACAAATGGCGAAAGAACGGATGCAAAATAAAATGCCTCTGCAAACCGCATAAATACAAATTGGTTTGGTATTGGAAGAATACCGAGGAAGCTGTTTTGGAATGCAAGAAATGCGGTAAAAGAAAGCAAGTATTCATTGATTATGATTCCATTAAGGAGAATTTTTATTAGGAGGACTAACAAAATGGAAAAAGCAAGTATTCCTGTTGAAGTCGAAAAGGAAATTGTAACGGAATTAGAACAGATTTTTAGAATCGTAGATGACAAGCCATATTTTGAATTAAAATATAAGAAAGTTGGCGAGGATTATTACCATGTAGGATATAGTTCATTTGATTTTCATAATGTTCTGAAATGGAAAGAAGAATATTTTGAATTAGTGACGGAGGAATATTATGGATGAGAAAGAAGCTATTGAAAGATTAACAGATCATTTTAGAATACATTATGATGGTAGACCGACTCCATATCTCGATAAAGCAGTTGCAATAGCAATGAATGCATTACATAAGCAGATTCCAAAGAAGCCTAAAAATATAAAGACTATCCTTGACTTTTCAGGCAGATATTATACGACAAAAGGTGATTGTCCAGTTTGTAATAGAGAGGGACTTTATAAGTCGGATTTTTACTGCAATAAGTGTGGACAGAAATTAGATTGGGGTGAAAATCATGATAGATAATACTTGCTGCACATGCATAGACATCGAAGATGGCTTTTGCGACCGTAAGGGGATCCTTGTAGAAGATGATGACAGCTGTGACAAACACAGAGAAGCAAATAAAGAGGTGAGATGATTGGCGGATGTAAAATGGATAAAATTATCAACGGGATTGCCAGATAACAGAAAAATCAAACAGATAAGAACACTTCCAGATGGAGACACAATTGCATTAATGTGGATTTTCCTTATGTGCCTTGCCGGAAATTCAAACGATGATGGATTTGTATTTTTCACGAAGGAAATACCATACACAGATGAAATGTTGGCAGAAGAATTCAAGATGGATATAAATACAATAAGACTTGGGTTAGCTACATTTGAGAAATTCGGAATGATCGAAATTGTAGATGATTTTATTTGTTTATCTGCATGGGAAAAATGGCAGTCAACTGATAAACTTTCAGAATTAAAAGAATATAACAGAATCAAAAAAAGAGAATCCAGAGCAAGGAAGAAAAAAGAAATGTCAAAAGAAGTCATTGACATGTCATTGACATGTCAACCATGTCAAGGTACAGATATAGATAAAGATATAGATATAGATAAAGAGAAAGATAATAAATTAATAGTATCTAAAGATACTATATGTCAGACTGATGTCCGACGTGTCATCGAGGAATGGAACAAATTACAGGAAGTTGGCATCAATCCGATACGCGATATCAAACCATCATCAAAAAGATATCAGTTACTCAAAGGGCGAATCCGTGAATACGGAATTGATGAAATCCTTAATGCAATCAACAACGTCCGCAACAGTGACTTTCTTCGAGGAGAAAATAACAGAGGATGGATGATAACATTTGACTGGTTCGTAAAGCCGAATAATTTTACAAAAGTTTTGGAAGGAAACTACAATGTTATAAAAGGAGGCGACATCAAGCATGGAACCGGTAGAACAGCTCAAAGACATGTCAAACCGCTTATCCCATTTGAACAATGCGGAGGAAGTGAAATCTCAGACACTCCATTTGCAGACTGATTGTCCTGATTGTGGCGGTTCTGGTTGGATATGGTCAAGGGACGATAACGGAATTCCATATTGTGAAGAATGCCATTGCGGAATCAGAAAGAAGATGATCTTGCAGAACCAACTGCAATTTGCCGAAATGCCGGATATGTACAAAGAATGCAGATTTTCAAATATGAAAAGCAGCGTGTATCAACTTCCAGAAAGTAAGGAAATATTCATACAGGCGGCAAAAGCTGTTAAATATTGGCTCGAAAATATCCAACAGATGCAGAAACAGGGAATTGGGCTGTACATATATTCAAATACTAAAGGCTCTGGAAAGACAAGGCTTGTATGCAGCATGGCAAATGAGATGATAGAAAAGCATCAGAAATCGGTAAAATTTACAACATCCCTAAAAATTCTCGATGAGATAAAGTCAACATGGGGAGAACGAGGAAAAAACGCAGAGAATAAGCTGATTAGTGATTTGACCTATGCGGATATTCTAATTATTGACGATTTTGGTGCGGAATCTGGGAAAGATTGGATTAATGAAAAATTCTACGGAATCATCAATGGTCGGTATGTGGACAAGAAAACCACAATTTTCACAAGTAATTATCCTATTTCCAGATTGAAATATGATGACCGCATTACGAACAGAATTTTAGAGCGATCATTGGAAATCCCTTTTCCTGAAGAATCAGTCAGGGAACACATAGCGGATGCAATGAAGCAGGAACTTATCAAAAAGATTCAAGGCGGTGAAAATGGAAAACAAGCGTAAACCGTGGAAAAAAATGACACCACAAGAAATTCAGAATTTGACTAATCGTCAATGCACAGATTGCAAGTTCTATCCGAAATCAAACGGCACATCAGGGAAAATGCAACCGTGCGATTATATTTTTATGGTCGGTCATAGTCGAGGATGTGACCCAAGAGATTGCGTAAAAGAAGGCAAATTTGAATATGCAGCAACAAAGAAAAGGAGAAAAGTATGGAGGGCAAAGACGAAAAGTTAGATATCACACCAGAACTGGTACTTATATGTAGGAAAGTAATGCGACAATACGCAAAGCAAATTGGTAGGCATGATTGCCACAAATGCATTATATATACAGAATGCGAGCATGACTTTGCCAGATGCCCGGAATTATGGAAGGACATCAGCCTATGAGAAGAATCAGCGAAATGTACAAGCGTTCGGGCGGTACGAACTATGAACATCAATGCTTTGAATGCGCGATGTTTAAAAACGCTAAAAGATGCAAATGCTTAAATTACGAACTGGATGCTGACTGGAATCCGAATTGGACAGCCTGCAAATTTTTTACAAAAGATGAAATAGAAGAAATACAAGGACAGATGAATATTTTTGATTTTGTGAATTAGGAGGGATGTCATGTGACCGATAAGATAGTCATGCTGATTATAAATAAGCGATTATATGATGAAGGTATAATAAGTCAAGAAGTATATACAAAAATCATCACGCAAATAAATAAATGTTAAAAAGCATTGAGCGAAATCATTGTATGGAGTATAATATAAATGGTTTCGCTTCTTTTTGAAGGAGAATCGAAATGAATATATACCATACAAGAGAAAGACTAAGAACCCGTTCTATTTATGATTTGAATTTACGAGTTGCTTTTTACGCTCGTGTAAGTACAGATTCCGAAGATCAGCAGGTATCCATTGAACACCAAACCCAGTATTATAAAGAATTTATTAAAAGCAATAGAAACTGGAAGTTTGCTAAAGGATATATTGATAATGGCATATCTGGCATACAAACCAAACATCGTGAGCAGTTCAAAGAAATGCTTGAAGATGCAAAGAACGGGAAATTTGATATGCTTATCACAAAAGAGATCACGCGTTTTGCCAGAAATACGCTTGACAGTATCCAGTATACTAGGCAAATGCTTTCTTGGGGCGTATGCGTGTGGTTTCAGAATGACAACATCAACACCATTGATGAAGACAGCGAACTTCGATTGACGATCATGGCTGGCGTCGCACAGGATGAAGTCCGAAAGCTTTCTAACCGTGTTAAATTTGGACACAAGCAATCTATTAAAAACGGGGTTGTCCTTGGGAACTCTAGGATTTACGGGTACGACAAAAAAGACGGAAAACTTACGATAAATGAATCTGAAGCTCAAATGGTTAAAATGATTTTTGAAGACTATGCATCTGGTGAATGGACAACGCCTCAATTAGAAAAAAAATTATACAACATGGGATATCGCAATTACAAAGGCGGTAAAATCGACAGGAATGTTATTCGCCACATTATAAGGAACCCAAAGTATAAAGGATATTATGCCGGTGGTAAAGTTAAGATCGTTGATATGTTCACCAAAAAGCAGGAGTTTCTTCCAGAATCAGAATGGGTGATGTTTAAAGATGACGGAAGCCATGTTCCACAAATCGTTGACGAAGAAGTGTGGAAAAAAGCAAACGAATACATTGATGCACGTGGCGAGATTGTAAAAACCCGTAGAACATCTATCAAAAAGAGCGAAAATGTGTTCACAGGGATGCTTATTTGCGGAAATGACGGCGCATCATATTGGCTTAAACAAAGAACGCTTCGAGGAAAAGAAGATGTTAAATGGGTTTGCAGTAAGAAAATAAAAGAAGGTGCTGCAAGCTGTGATTCTTTTTACATCGATGACAGAGAACTTCGAGAAGTTATTGCGAAATTAATTCGTGAATCTTCTGATGATATTGAACAAATTGCCGAAAAGTTCATTAAAATATATCATTCATCCATGAATCAGGCAGACGCATCAACTGAAATTAAAAGACTCGAAAAGCAAATAAATGTCGCTGAACGCAAAAGTGATAAGCTACTGGAATACAATCTGGATGGAGCTATTAGCGATGCTGTATTCATTGAAAAGAGCCGAAAACTAGAAACTCAAATCGAAGAATACAAGAAGCAAATTGAAAAACTGTCAACCATACAGGATGATATTGTTCCGATAGAAAACCAAATCAGAGCAATTGCACATTCCGTAAAACAACTTGATGGAATCAGCCCGGACGACATAACCAAGACAGTTGTAGACAGTTTTTTGAAAAAAATAGTTGTTAATCCAATAGGCGAAAAAGAAGCAAAGCTGGTATTTTATTTGAAAGATGGAATTACGACAGAAATGTCATTTGTTAGTGGAAAAAGTATGCGTTGTTCGGTGAACTTATTTAACCCCATATTCACGGAACGAAGCACTACATTTTACAGAGCTTTACGCAGCTTTCCGGGACACAAAGAGCCCGTAAAATACACATATTTCTTTGCTTTTTGATTAATTACTAAAGAGTAAATTTTAAGGAGCGAAACCGCAGTAATAATGATTGAGGAACGAAGCATGAAAGCATTAGGAGATAGTCATACCGCATATGATGTAATGAGAGAATACATGATTATGGGAGCAGAACTGGACGGAAAATATCAGATACCGATGTTAGATAAATACACAGGGCATCCGGGAGAAGATACGGTTGATTTCAAGGATAGTTTCAGCTTGAAGATTAAGAATCACCGCAAGCTGACAGTGAATTTCTACATCCACGACTACGAATTTGAAAAAATTTGGAATAATCCAGACAGATACCTGGAACATTTAAAATGTTTCCATAGCGTGATCGGCCCTGACTTTTCTATGGCAGTGGGAGAGAATGGGATGCCATTTGCAATGAATATCTGGCAGAAGTACCGTAATCATGCATTGTCTCATTATCTCAGCATGAACGGAATTAAAGTTATTCCGAACGTAAGCATACCGCCAGAGTATTGCTATGACTGGGCTTTTGATGGTGTGCCAAAAAGAAGCACCGTAGCATGTTGCACCAATGGAAGAATTAAATCCAGAGCATCCAGAGAAGAATTCTGTATAGGCTTTAAAGAAATGGAAAGGCGCATAGAGCCGCTTCGAGTTATCGTTGTAGGGAAAATACCACCTGAACTTAATACGGACGTGGAAATCATCAATTTCAAGACCAGAAGTCAGAAGATCAAGGATAAGGAGGGAAAATATGGGGTATAGTACTGGAAATTCATTGAGAAAGAAATCGAAGACCAGAAAACAGGAAGAACGAGAACAGAGGATGAAAAGCGGAACCGCAATAAAGAAGAAAAGAAGCACTGGTAAAGTAGATCATCTAAATAAATTGAAATAATTTTACATTTTCCACAATCTCAAAATAGATGCTATAAAAATATTTGTACAAAATTACAAATAAATAAAAATTATAAAACGACCTGTATCCATGGAAAAATGATTTTTTTCGTTCAAAATCCATGTTTCGGGTCTTTTTGAATGTCTGTGAAAATTGGCACTTGTGAGGCTTCATAGTAAAGTGATGATGCATCAAGGAATATATCCGCGGCAAAATATGCCGTCATCCGATGCACACGATCATGCTAGAAACATTGTAATTAATTACATAATTGCGTCTAAAATCAATTCGAACGGAATAAACCTATACTTTTGTCGAGTGAAGATATAAAACGGCTTAAAAGTCAAAATACAGCGTTAAAACATTATAGAGCAGTAAACCGGGATATAATACAATAACCCGATGCCATTATAAAGCCCGTAAACGTGCCTAAAATCAATTTTGTATTTACAGTTGATAAAATACACACGCAAGCAGTAAACGCCTGTAAAACGCCAAATAAGCGCTTACAAGGATAGCGAAACCGGCAACAGCTACATAAACTAGACAGACTGCCAGAAAATCAGCGTGTAAAAATGGTTCATAAACAAGACCGCCTGAAGCGATCCAGAATAGATGCAGCCGGAAACCTGGACAGAATCCAAGCCGGCAGTTATCCACATTGACATATATAACCATAATACGCCCGTTACATTTTGCCGTCAATCCTTTTGACTGATTGCGTAAAACTGCCTAGAAACGATTTTATAGCCGTATGCGGTATATTTTACCGGAAGCCAGTTATAAACCGTTAAAAGCCGCATAAAAGGCACTACAGCCAAAAGCCCAGCACAGGTCACGAACCAACGCCGCCCGGAGCGGATACAGGGCACGAGAAAAAAGAGCAGCGTTTTACCACTCTAAATAGTTTATGTGTGCGACCCCGGGCAAGTCCCGGAAGAATTCCAGGAAGCCGGAGCCGTCAAGAATATTGTACTGCCGGTCAGATGTCGGAATGATGCTTCCGTTCTTAATCTCCATGCAAGAAAGTTGCAAATGATCCGCTTTTTTGGGTGATCTATGCAGCGCGTAGCGCATAACAGACACCGTTCCAGACTGACAGCGAACCGGCGGCAAGTCGTACCAGATCAGCGGAATAGCCCCGGATGAAACTGCCCGGAAAATATCGGCGGCGTTCTGCCTTGCAATATCCCTTATTTTTTGGACTTCGGAAAAATCGCCGCTTTTTATGGCGGCGACGGTTTGTTTGGATGTTGGTTTTACAATTTCAACCATTTTTTCTCCTTACTACAAGTCGAATTTTTACTTGATTTTTTGCGCACTATGATGTATGATACACATATCAGCTAGTAACAATGCTGGTTCTCACGCGTTCCATGATTTCGCTGAGAGTCGCCCCGATCAATGGCGGGACGTTGAGTTGAAATACATTTTTATACGGTTGCTAAGTGAGCAAAGAGAGGGGAAAGCATGACAACTGTCATGCTTTTTCCCTGCTCTTCAAATAGTTGATATAACCTTGTCTGGCGGCACCTTCCATGCATTCCTCGACGGTTTCTTCCCGGATTTCCCCTGAATTTTCGAAATATGCAATTTTACCCGTACTTTTTTGAACAACTTCAGTTGCTGACAAGGTGTAGAAGGGGCTGCAACTTTCACGGAATTTTTCGGCACGCTCCATTAAGTCAATCATTTTTTCAAGCTGCGGAATTGAAAATGTTTTCAAATCCTCATCGGTGAGTACGTTTTTCACGTACCACTGAATATTTTTCACAGCTTCTGATTTTTTGAATAATAGTTCTTCTTTTCTCATGTTTTTTGTCCTCCGTTTTTTGTTATTATACCAGCTTTTCAACTGATATAAAAGGCGTTGCCGGGAATCGAACCCAGCGGAAACCATTACGCCTAATTCAAGCAAGCGTTTATTTTTTCTTCCAGATGTGGGAACGCTTCACAAATTTCTTGCACGCTGTCGGCGTAATAATCACCAACAATTTTACCAAAAATTCTTATATTACCAGAATAGAAACAGCCAAGATCATTAAATTGAATATCAAGCCCCGTTGCCTGTTCCTTTTTGTCATTGTACCACATATCAACTTTAATCATTTTCAACCCTCCTGTTTTAACATGCCTTTTTAGCTGTACACATATCCGCATTAATGCAACCGCAGCACGGTATATTTTGAGTGCAAAAACAACCATCTAGAATATCCTCAATATTTCTATCCCATTCATCATAGTTAATATAACTATGATCGTAATACCATTTATTTTTTTCAAGTTGATTTTTCTTTTCCGGGAATAGTTCGGAAAGTGAAAACGTTATTCTGTTTACTTTTTCATGATCCGCCATGTTTACACCTCCACCGGGAATATTATCCTAATTTTGTATCAACGTAAATATTGAGTATATATCGAAAACAGTTCAATTCGTCGACTAAGAAACCGCCGTCATTAATATGAAATATTGCGTGTTCTCCATACTCTTCATTGATGTCCTGAACGAAGTTGTAGAACTCCTCAAATCGTTCCAGACGGTCAAAATCTAAAATATACCATTTATGATCGGACGGAAGAGTTTTTATAAAGTCTTCCGCGTTGCTTGGATAACTGAAAGCCCCAGCAACGTTGATCTTGCTTTTTCGGTCGTCCTGTGTGGAACGGTCAATCATTGTAAAGACCGCCCAATTAAGATATTTTAAATATTTATTATTCATATCAGCATCCCTCCATTAGAAAGTTAAGTCTTTCTTTCTCTTTACATCTTCCACAGTGTACGGAAATTTTGCCATCATAGCGTAAGCTTTTCCGTTATCTTTTGGCACTTCATAACATTTGTTGCGCAGCAGGTCAGCGGCAGTGGTTAAGAAGTGGTTATCATATCCATAACAGATATCAGAAATAACAATTTCTTCCTCGTTAACTACGGCCTTTACAACGTGGTAAGTATTGCCATAAGATTTCTGAAACCATCTTTTTACACTGATCTCTAATGTTTCGATTTTTTTCATTATTTTTTTACCTTTGCCCCTGTTATAATGGGGCTACCTTTCTTTTTTTTGATTGGTGCCCGGTTTGGTTTGGAAGTCTGCCGGGCTTTTTTATTTTTTCTGTAAATGGAACTAGAATTTTTCAATTAATCGAATCGGCTTTCCTATGTCCTCATTGGCTTGAGTGGTTCGGGGCGTTCGGTTGTTTGTTTCTTTTGTTCCTTTCGTTGATATTATAATACTACATATAAGGCACAAAAGCAATATACATACTACACAAATATAAGGCACAAAATAAGGATATAAATTGTATAAAATATACAAGGCACAAAAACAGAAATATAACACTTTCTATTATATGTTAAGAAAAGAAAAAAATGCTTGAAAATAAGGCACAAAATATATATAATGTAAATAACATAATATAAGGAGGGGAAATAATGCCAGAAGAAAGAAAGACAACAGCAGCACAAAGAAAAGCTATATATAATTACGATGAAAAATTTGAGCGTGTCAATTGTAGATTCAAAATAGGCACAAAAGAAGCAATAACAAAAGCAGGATATAAAAGCATAAACGATTTTATCAAATTAGCTGTTGCAGAAAAATTGGAACGTGAAAAGAAAATACTTGAATAAGGCACAAAATTCTATTGACATATAAGGCACAAAACATTATAATTATAGTTGTAAGGAAGCAAAAACCTTATAGGCTATAGAAAGGAGAAAATATGGAAGATATGAAAGAATTTGTAGCATATGCAAGAAAACTTTTAAGAGTCATTAACAAGATCGAAAAATATCTTGAAAATGGCGAATCTGAAAAAGCTCTTGAGTTAGTCAGAGAGTTAAAAGAGGACACACAAAAAGACATCGAAGCATAAAACAAACGGGGCGAGCAATCGCCCCAAACAATAAAGGGAGGGTAAACAATGAAAAAGTATGAATTTGATAAAAGCGAATTAACAGAAAAGGCGTTTACAGTATATAGCGACAGCAGTTTTACATTCTGGACAGATGCAGCCGGAACATTTTACAGAAGTGACAACCCGAACAGCGAAAAGGTGGAAGTCGGAACTATCGAAGATGTAAACGATTTTTTGGAAATGTTCGCATGATAAAAATAAGCCCTTTGGAACTCAGGAAGGGGCAGGGCTGACAAAGCGGTGCGTAACTGAATACGGAAAAAAATTATAGCCAGATCATGCCGGATCAGATGCCGGAAGGTCTGGCTTTTTGTGTGCCTAATAGGGTTATATATATTATATATTATATATTAATAGATTATCAGTACACTATTGTATGTTAATATCTTTTATCCCTCCATAGATTCCCTAAGGTTAGAGTTGATTAATAATAATTATTATATATAATTATATACAGTATATAGAGATATAGTATAATAATATACATAGATATAGTATATGGTGTTGTATGAGATTAACTAAAACTTTTTAAAAATGGTTGACAGAACAACAACTTGTATGTTAATACTGTTAATAGACACGAAAACGAAATATATTTTTTAACGCATTTTGCACAGGATAACAGGAGCCGGAACAATGGCTCACATGTTTTTCTGTGCTTTTTTATTTGCAATATTTTTATAGATTAACGTTGTAAAGTGAGGTGATACAGTGAAAGATTCAAATACTATAACAGCATCCAAAAATATAGAGGTGTATGAAAACAAAATATGGTTATTGGTAGATGAGTATATCAACACTGTATTATGCATACATCAAGAAGATTACGACAGTATAGAAAAGTATAAGAAAGATATAGCTAATAATCGTATTGATATGTTTTTTTATATTGCTGATCATATTGAAAAACCGAGTAATAATGATATAGAACTATTAGACAGTATATTTAATATATATATACGTGTATGTGGTAGATATGGTATATCACCTACATTACAGATGTTTGGGATATTGGTTGGAATTAACAACATGACGTTTAGCGATTGGGCGAACGGAGACTATAGAACCGCCTCAACGCATGGCATAACGGTGAAAAAATGGAAAGAAACGTGCGGCGCTTTTGCACTGGATAAGCTACACAACCAGGACGGCACGAATGCCAATTTGATTTTTGCCTGCAAAGTAGCTTACGGCATGGCAGAAACGGCACCAATTCCAGCAGGGCAGCAGCAGGGCATACCACAACAGACAGCGCAGCAGATCGCAGACAAGTACAAGGACGTTCTGGAGCTTCCAGAGATGGAAAAGCCGAAGTTATAACAGCGTGGAACGTACACAAGATTGTTGAAATGTACGCAGATGGCGAACAAACAGACCGAAAAGCGGTAGACATGGCAGTATTTAGTAAATATGCACATATATAACAGTTGAATTTGTGCATGATGTATAGCAGTCTATTTAAAAAACAAGTGTTTATTAAATAGATGTAATATTCTGAAAATTGATGCGCATTATAATTTTCTTGACCATTGCCGAAGACATCCGAGAAACATCGTTAAGACCGGGGACAGTGGAAACCAGAAACAGACCCGGGAGGGGGTGTATATGGATGCCCCGAGCGGCCTAATGAGTGCCCCGACCGCCCCAAAATTTAAAAAACGCCCTTTTAACAACAATCCCTCAACATGGCAAAAATAGTGATTGCAACATAACAAGCCGTAAGCCTTAATGATTGATAATCACTGACATCCGCAGAAAGGAAGGCACAAGATGGAAAAAATAGTAAACAACGATGGTTATCTTCGGTCAGGCTTAATGGATATTGCCAGACAACTACTGAATGTCTGTAGTGAAACTGGAGTTTCCAATATTCAGATAGTCACATCTCCTTGGAAAGAGGGTAAAGGCATTACTCTTTTAGCGAAAGCTGATGACAAACCGATTCTTTCAGTAAAGATGGATACTGCCTATGAAAAATAATAATCCTCAGGGCGAATCAATCAGAATTCGTATTCCGTACCAGCTAGAACGAAAGCTCATAGCTGAGAAGAACCGAACCGGCAAAAGCATATCACAGATTACCCGTGAAGCACTGGCAGAATATTTTCGAAAGAGGTAAGCAAATGTCGATATTCAAAAATTTTTTAAAATATAAAAAAGGCTTTTCTGGAGAATTTGACGTGCATCCGCTTGAAAAACCTTTAATGCATGACAAGGTATATGAGTATCATCACAAGAAAGCTGTTCTGGAGGACGGAAGACTGTACGATACAGAATCGGCAAAAAAGGTTTTTACGGACGAATCAAGCTTGAAATATATCTCGTTTGGAGTAAGCGCGCAAAGGGTTTATTTCTTAACTCCGAATAGGCATTGGTTTTCAGCTGAAGAGAGAATCGAAACTGAAAGTGGAATAACTGATGTTGGCGAATGCCGTATACAGGTTACTAAAACAATTTTTGTGTATAGCAATCTTCGAATGGAAAAAACACACAGAGTCAAAGATCTGATTGGCAAAAACGATTATGAATTATACAAGAAATATTTTGGGGAGGCAGAGGAAGCATGAATAGTAACAAGAAAGTTTATTATGTATACACTGAGAATGGAAAAGCAATCTTAACGGACGAAAAACCGGATTTTAATAAAATAAAAAATTACACAATGGTAAGAGCCGACAGAATCGAATGCGTTATCGGTGGTAAGAAGAACCAGGACGATTTAATGCTTCCAGATGAACCGATTGACGTAGCAAGAAAACTTATTCAAGCAACTGTCACGACAAAGGTACCGAAATGCGGAGCCTTATATTCAGGTATGGAAACAGAAAGTATTGAGATCATAAAATACGATGTTGTTCAGCTTCAAGAGATTGCAGAACATCTTCTAGCGTATTGCAATGCACAAGAAAGGGGATGTGTAGATGCCTGTTGTAAGAATTGTGAACCCTAAACCGTATGATTGGGCTGGAACTAAATGCCTTATTGATGGTAAAACGATTCCAAGAGTGAAATCAGTGGATTTTCATGTTTCAGTTGATGAAGTTCCAACATTTAGTCTTGAATTGATGGCAGAACCAGATATTCAAATGGAAGCCCTGACACAAATTAGTTTCACTTCTCAATCAATTACTGATGCAATTTCAGTTTTAAGGCACGAATTGCTCCAACATGGGGAAATTTACCACGGATTCAAAGCAAGCCTAAAATCAGCTTTAGAATGTTATAATTATTGTGGCTTGCCATTTGAACCGGAAGAAGAAATCGCAGAGAAGATACTTAATTTTATGATTGGAGAGGAAAAATGAGATTACCATTAACAATCATCGCTGTAGCAATCAACATAATAGTGTTCACAACGTTGGCTGCATTCCTCATGACGCAAATTAACGAGCAGAAAATACCGATGTTTTCTACTTTCTTCTTTGCAGTGTTGGAATTAGGACTCATTCTGAATACCATATTAATCTGCACAGCGAGGTAAAAATATGCTTTTAGCATTTCCTACGAGGATTATTCCGTTTTTTATCATAGAACGGGTTAAACCTATAATTAAACCGGAAGGATACGCTTACCCGATTGTGGAGCGGTACGCAAGCAAATATTCTTTACATCCGACTTAGCGTTAAAAAATTTCTGTAGTCGATTATATTAAATTTGATTTCCTCCACATATATTGTTTGCATTACAGAAATAGTAATTATATCACACACAATTCTTTCTCCTGCTTTTGTGATGGTGCGGAGTGGGAGAAAGATTTTAGGGCTATCGCCAAGTGGTAAGGCACAGCACTTTGACTGCTGTATTCGCGGGTTCGAATCCCGCTAGCCCAGTTTGCCGGGTTGCGCATGTACCTGGCAATGGTTTATTTCACATAGACCCTCCGATACCCATCTAGCTCAACGGTGCTGTCTAAAGGGGCTTCAAACGTCCCGGATGGGATCCCCGTATAGGTGACAGCAAAACCAAAAAAGGGAGCCTTTGTTGCGACTGGCGGCAAAGAATCGCAACAGTAGAAAATATGGCTTTGAGGTGCTGGTAATATTTTCTACTCAGGAAATTTAGTTCAGTGGTTAGAACGCCCGGCTCATAACCGGGAAGTCCTGAGTTCGAATCTCAGAATTTCCATTTCTTCCGTATGCTACCCATCCGTTTTATGGGAAGAAAAAACTTTCGGATGAGCGTATGTGAATCAGAATGAGCAAAGATATGTAACGGCATAGGCTTGTGTTTGATCTGATTTCCCGTCCGATGAATGTTTCTTAGTTTCAATAAGCCATCACAAGCGCGCATTGATGACAAGGGAGTTTTCAAGGAACATAAAGTCAAAAGGCATAATAATATCCGAAACAACTTCGTGGGGCTGGCACGGCATAAAACAGTCTAGTGGAACGCATAACACGAAAAAATCATTGCTAACCCGGGGTTTCCGGGTTCAGGCAGGATAGAGAAGTGGAAACTCACAAGGTTCATATCCTTGAGAACGGCGGTTCGAATCCGCCTCCTGCAATTTGCCAAGAGAAACAAGGTGTTCCAGTCCTTATAACTTGGGCGGGCGGTTCAATTCCGCAAGTCGGCAGTTCCGGCAGATACTCCTCTGGCAAAAAACATTTATCCGCTTAGAGCTAAGCTATCTGCGTACAGGCGGTCTATAGCTTATGCGGTTTGCGCATAAACGTAAACGCACAACTCACTAGGCATTTGCGTAAAAGAACTTTTTAGAGAGATGAGACCACCGACTGTGAGAAGTGATAGTCAGTAATTCTAAAAGGGCCATCTAGTTCATGCGTTTTTACGATGGAAAGGTTATTGCTTATCTGGATATTACATCCAGTCCGAAAGCATATGAAGTGAAAATCAACTCAGTTTTTTTAACTGACCGTGACAAGCGGTACGGAATGTAGCTCAGGTGGGAGAGCGCACTACAAAAGTGAGGTCGCAGGTTCGAATCCTGCCTTTCCGATTCCTGCGGATTGCCATCGTAGGAATAAATTACTCCTAAGGTATAGTTTGGTTTCCAGTACTCCACGTTGGGTGGCTAGTTACGGTTCAAGTCCGTGTGCTGGAATTTTTGTTTAGAGAGGTGGCTTATGGAAGAAAAAAATTATTGTTGTACATGTAAATGGTACGCACTGGAAGAAGGAGTCTGCTGTAATGGTGAAAGCGAACATCGTGCAGATTTCAGATGCCTTGATGATAGTTGTGAATGTTGGGAGGGTATTGAAAATGACAGAACAAGAAGTAAAGAAAATGACAGAAGATTTATCTGATTATAAAAAAGTTTTTTCGGAGTTAGAAAAAAGATGCAGCCAAGGAGCATTAGAATACTGGAATCGCCATTTATGGTATGGGATTACGATTCAGTCCAATAAAGAAGCGGCATCGCCAAAGGATGGCGAGCCTCCTAAACAACCTTTGAAATTAGTAGATTGGCTGATTGACAGAGGATTAAAAGATGGGATCCGATTATACGGAAAGAATGAGCTTAAACAAATCGCCAAACATCTTTTAATTTATTGTGAGGATGAATAATGCAAATAGCAGGAAAAGAAATTAAAGACGAGTGTTCCAGATGTGGAAACATCCTCGAATGCGAGTTGTTCCGCCAGGGACATGGAATAAAACAGGAACGTGAGAATATAGCGAAGATGATTGAATGCCAGATGAAACACAGAGAGGAAAGAGAAAAGAATGATTAAAATTTTAGTTCCTGGAACATTAAAAAGAATAAATTGCGGAAAATGCGGAGCAGTGTTGCAGTACGATGAAAAAGAAGATGTTAAAGAAGAATGCATAGAAAAAATGTTTTCTACAAATATGCCATCTGGACGTGGACGTAAGCAGAAATATATCATATGCCCACAGTGCAAGAATAAAATAGTTACGTGGTCTACAAGATAGGAGAAGATGCCATGATTAAGAAACTCTGCAATCTCTATATAAGACACAAGACAAAAAATCTCACAAGGATTCCATTGTTCACAATGACTTTTGACTGGAAGAAGTTTCAGAAAGACGGGAAGAAAGGAAGTTGCTTGCTGTATGTCCTTCATCCAGACATCGCAAATGATTTAGTTTTGCGTAAGAAATTGTGTGAATGCGTGGACTATATCCGTGATAACTATGATATGGAAACGTTTACCAAAATCTAAGGGAGGCAGTTATGAGAATTGAAGACATGGCAACATGGACAGTAGATCAGTTGAAAGAAGAACTTGTTCGGTTGGCTGATGAGAGAGAATCAAAGCAACATGAAATTCTTGACAAAAACGAGAAAATCAATGAGCTTCAGACGGAACTGGATAAAATGTGTGATTATAGCAATGATTTAAAAAGGCAGCTGAATAAAAATGCAGATATGCCATTTTACGACGAATCCGCAGAAATCGCAAAATACCGCAGACAGCATCAGGACGATTGCATTACGATCAATCAATTAGGAACTGCACTTGATGTAATTATTGACCGATATGCAAATCTTAGAAAGATTCATGGGGTGAGTTTATATGGGGGAGAAAAATAATCCTTGTTTTTACATTGGAGAACAGAGCGACAGCTTGCAAGAACTTTCTGAAATAGAAGATATATCAGATAATTCTTCGGAGAATAACGAACATATGCCAGATTTATTTGGACACAAAAATAAATTTAAAGTTGACATTCCTTTCTTTATAAGCCCGTATGACAGAAGAAGACTATATGAATTGGTGTTTGGAATTTACTTAACCAACAATGACCGTAAAATGCACGGAGAACCTATGATACGCAGAATTGCAGGACGAAAAGGAGTGAGAAAGCGTGAAAAACAATATGCGTCTACGTAATATTCCTTGGATAGAAACTGTACCAAAAAAATATTTTTCTCCGTTAATGAACGATATGTGTATTGTTCCGTATTGTAATAATTATCTTAAAATGCATGGAAAGCACAAAATAAGACAGATTGCCGGGAGAAAGAGAAAAAGAAAATTCAACAATCAATTCAGCAAGAACGTAAGAAGTAAAATGAGGATTTATCTCAAACGGAAACATAAAGGTATTAAGCATAAAAAGAACAGGAGAAATAATGAGTATCAAATCAGCATTTGAATCTGAGGGGATAGATTTCTCTCAGGTAATGAATCCACCGGAGCCGTGGGACGGACGGGCATTAATAAAGAACATCAATGGCAAACTATGGTATTGCTGTCCCTTTTGTGAGAAGAAAGCACTTCTGATTAGCCCAGAGACAAAAATTCAGCATCTTAAATTGAAATGCAAGGGTAGCAACTGCAAGAAAGAGTTTGAGGTGAATGTATGAAAGAATATGGTGTAGTGAATTATCCCATTAAGATTATTGATGAAGAAATCATTAATGTACTAGCTGACATTGAAATACATCATGAAGAAGATAGGCGAATTATTCTTGTAGAATGCGTTGTGAATTACGTTAAACTTCCAGAAGAATGCATTCTTGAAATTGGATATCTTAAAAGAAAATTTAAAATCATGCATATCGACCCAGCTACAACAGAATTTGGAATCTATAAACTTAAATTCATGTTTAAGCGAGCAGAAGATATAAATAAAAAAGATGAGTGGTGGGATTCACTTAGAAGTATTGTGAGGTGAATGTATGAATCCAGTATTTATATTTCTAGTGATATGTGGAGCAGTAGCAGTATGGTTTCTGCTTTACAAATTATTTCAGCCACTAGGTAAATTATTGAATCACATTGGCAGAAATGCTATTGATGAGCTAAATAAAGATGAAAGCCAAAATGAGGAGGACAAAGAATGAAAAAAGGACTTTTAGGTGGAATTGGATTAGCTGTTGTGATTATTACAGGGCTTATATGCGTTGCAAAGTGTAGTGTAAGGGTGCCAGCCGGTTACATTGCGGTCGAGTACAAAATGAACGGTGGAATCTCCAAGAATGTACTTACGCAGGGATGGCATTTGATTTCACCTACAGTAAAAACTTCACTGTATTCTGTTGGAATCGAACAATCTTATCTTACATCTGAAGATAAAGGCGATTCTCCAAAAGACGAAAGTTTTAAGACACCAACAGCAGATGGAAAATCTCTTTTAGTTGATTTGGAATTTTCGTATAAATTCGATCAGAGCAGAGTAACTGATGTATTTACTCAGTTCAAAGGGCAATCCGGGGAATCTGTGAAAAATACCTTTATTAAACCAAAGATGAAAGCATGGACACAGGAAGTAACAGCGAAGTATCCAGTAACAGATGTTTTCGGTGATAAGCGTCAGGAACTGAATGAAGCACTTGACGAATACCTTAAACGGAAGTTTGAACCATACGGAATCATTATTGATACAGTAAACTTTACTTCTATTTCCACTGATGATGAAACACAAGCTGCAATCCAAAAGAAAGTAAATGCACAACAAGAGCTTGAACTGGCCAATATTGAAGCTAAAACAGCCAAAGTACAAGCCGATAAAGATAAAGAAGTTGCATTGATCGCCGCTGAACAGGAAAAAGAAAAAGCAGCTATTCAGGCAGAACAAGCCAAAATTGATGCAGAAGGTAAAGCTGAAGCGATTAAGATTAAAGCTGAAGCCGAAGCAGAAGCAAATAGAAAAATTGCAGAATCACTTACTCCTGAACTGATTGAAAAACAGAAAATTGATAAATGGAATGGTGAAGTTCCGAAGATTCAGGGAAGTAACACTTCTACCATCGTAGATACAAGAGATATGACAGCCGATGAGAATGCTGAATAATAAATAAATCAGTCAGAGAGCCAGAAAGGAGCGCCATTATGAGTGACTTGAAGATATTTACAGAAAATATCGAACCTGAAGCATTAAATCAGATTTATACATTGATAAAACAGCCTGCGTTTTCTGAATGCAAAGTACGAATCATGCCAGATGTTCACGCAGGAGCAGGATGTGTAATTGGCTTTACTGCTGATCTCGGAGATAAAGTAATTCCAAACATTGTTGGCGTGGACATTGGATGCGGAATGCTTACAACACAAATTCCTACCGATGTGGGGACAATAGATTTAAAAAACCTTGACAAAGCAATAAGAAACAATGTTCCGGCAGGAAGAAATGTACGTGACGAAATCATAAATTTTGAAGAATTAGAAGAACTTCATTGCTTCCATCAGCTTAAAAATATTGAATGGATTCGCAGGAGCCTTGGTACACTTGGGGGTGGAAATCACTTTATTGAAGTTGACACTGATTCAAAAGGAGTAAATTATCTTGTAATTCACACTGGGAGTCGGAATCTCGGGAAACAAGTAGCTGAAATATATCAAAAAATTGCCATAGAAGACATGCAGGGTACAGACAAACTCGAAACTGAAATACAAAAATTGGTGAAAGAATACAAACGTTCTGGCAGACACAAAGAAATTCAAAATGGCATTGATGAATTAAAACGAAAATGGAAGCCGGGCAAACTAGGTATTCCGAAAGAATTATGTTACTTGACGGGAGAACACAGAAAACAATATCTGCATGATATGAAAATCTGTCAAGAGTTTGCGAGAATAAACAGGCGGTGCATACAGTCAGCTATATTCTACAGCATGAATTGGACACTCCAAAGAAATACATCGTTCGACACAATTCATAATTATATTGACCACGATACAAATATTGTTCGGAAAGGTGCAATATCAGCTAAATATGGTGAGAAAGTTCTTATTCCAATGAATATGCGAGACGGATGCATTATCGCATTCGGAAAAGGAAACGAGGACTGGAATTGTTCAGCCCCGCATGGTGCGGGACGTATCATGAGCCGATCAAAAGCAAAAGGAAACATATCGTTAGAAGAATTTGAGAAGTCTATGAATGGGATATATACAACATCCGTTCAGAAATCTACGATTGATGAAAGCCCTATGGCTTACAAACCACCTCAAGAAATTATTGATAACATCAAAGATACTGTAGAAATAGTTGATATTATCAAACCTATATATAACTTCAAAGCAAGTGAATAACAGTCAAAGAGCCACATGAGAGCCAGACTAAATCCTAAAACAAGAGGGGAGGTCTGGTTCTTTTTTTATGAGCAATTATACAGAAGGTTCGCTTGAATGGTACCGTTCAATACTGATCAGAATTATCAACGATGATATGTCAATCTTACAGAATCAAAAAGATTGCCTTGATCTGCTGTTAAATATGAATATTGACCTTCCTTTTAAGGATAATCCAGATGCACGGAACATGGCAATGAAAGTCAGTCGGTACGCTCATAATAAAGCTGCGAAGCAGGCAGCAGTTACAGGAAGTGGTTCATTTGACGATTTGTACTGGCAGTATTTATTGATGGAAGCACAGAACTATCAGGTTGACAGTGGGCTTCTTTACCTTGAAAAGAACCGAATCCCGAAAGAACGATTCTACGAACCACGAAGAAATGTGTTCTTACAGCATAACATCATAGGTTCACTGCAAGACCTGATGGATGACAAATTAGATATATTTGCATTAAGCGTACCTCCGGGTTGTGGCAAGAGTACTCTGGAAGATTTCTTTTTATCATTGGTAGGTGGATGGTTCCCGAATGACTTTAACCTGTCTTCGGCACACAGTAGCATTCTGACACGTTCCCTTTATGATGGTGTTCTGGAAATTATCAATGATCCCGTGGAATACACATGGCATGAGATATTCCCTAACGTAGAAATCCAAGGAACAAATGCAAAGGAAACTACAGTCAATCTCGAAAGAAACGGACGATTTAAGACATGGACATTTCGTTCTATTGATGGCTCTTTGACTGGTGCCACTAGATGCAATAGATTTCTTACTGCCGATGACCTTGTGTCTGGTATTGAAGAAGCTTTGAATAAGAATCGACTTGATACCTTATGGACAAAAGTGGTAAATGACTTGCGTTCCCGTAGACTTGAGGGATGCAAAGAGTTTTATATTGCCACCAGATGGTCAGTGCATGACCCTATCGGAAAACTGCAACAATTATATGCCGGAAATCCACGGGCAAGGTTTATTGCAGTGCCAGCTCTTGATGAGAACGGCAAAAGTAATTTCCTATTTACGGTAAATGGATTCTCAGAGAAATATTTCAATGATGCTAAAGAATCCATGGATGAAATTTCTTACAACTGTCTTTACCAGCAGCAGCCGGTAGAACGTGAAGGATTATTATTACCACCGGACAAATTAAAACGATTCTTTTTCAGTAAAGAAGACGTGCCGGATGGATGCACGGATGAATACATCATCATTCCAGATAAAGATGCAGATGCAATATGGGCGGTATGCGATACAAAAGATAAAGGAACCGACTTCGAATCATTACCGATTGCATACCAATACGGAGATAAATTTTTCTTTCCTGATGTGGTGTTTGATGACACTACAGACTATGACATTTTGGATAGAAAGACAGCGAATATTTTGATAAGACATAACCCACATAAGATTCGTTTCGAATCAAATAATGTCGGAAACCGTGTGGCACACAATATTCAAAAAATGATTACTGGAAAGTGCCGAGCTGAAATTGAGACAAAACCAACGTCAGCAAATAAAGAAACAAAGATTCTTGTAAATTCGGACTATATAGCAAAACATTTTTATTTTCTGCATCCAAGTCAGTACAAAGCAAAGTCTGATTACGGATTATTTATGGCTAATGTAACTACGTACACTACTAGGGCAAAAGTACCACATGATGACGGAATTGATTCTTTGGCAATGATGGCTGAGTACGTACAAAATCCATTAGGCGGTAAAGCGACAGCAATGCAGAATCCATTCTGGGGAAGGAGATAGCATGGATATAAAGGAATATCTGAATCAAATTCAACGATACGAAAAAATTATAAATAACAAACTGGAAGAAATCGAACACTTAAAATTGCTTGCTACTAGCATTAGTGCTTCGACGTATGGCATTGAACGCGTTCAAACTTCTGGAAGCCAAGATAAAATAGGCGATACAATTGCAAAATTGGTGGATGCGCAGCGTGAATTGGCTGATAATGTGGTAGAGCTTATGGAGAAAAAACAGAAACTTATAGATGTTATAGAGTCTGTAAAAAATCCCCAGTATTATGATTTTTTGTATAAACGATACGTAGAGGGGAAAAAGCTAACTGTCATTGCAGATGAAATGGAATACAATGAAGAATATATTAAACAATTCCATGGAAGAGCCGTGAATTACGTAAAAGAAATGCTTAATTTCAAAAGTTAGCACCTTTTCTTACTGAATATAACTTTCCGATTATGTATAATATATGATGAAAATGTATGAAGCATCGGGTGAAAACTCGGTGCTTTTTTCATGCTCAAAAACAGGAGGTATAGGCAGTGGGAAGAAACAAAAGTAATTTTGTTGACCTATGCCAAGGCGATTTTGGTAGAAAAACTGCCTACACTGGCGTAGCTCAAATTACTACCGAAAATGTTGTTCAAGTTCTATCTGATACGATTGGTACACATAATCGAAACAGAATGATGATTAATTATCTTTATCGGTACTACAAAGGTGACCAACCAATCTTATATCGAGAAAAGCTTGTGAGACCGGAAGTAAATAACAGAGTTGTCGAAAATCACGCTCTGGAAGTTGTCAAGTTTAAGGCAGGACAAATATATGGAGAACCTATTCAATATGTCTGCAAAAAGAAAAAAGCAGATAAAAAAATAAATGAACAGGTCGATCTGCTGAATGATTATCTGGATGAAGCAAATGCGGATGCCCGAAATATTCAGCTTGGAATATACCAGAGCGCCGTAGGAACTGCATACAAGGCAATTCTACGAGAAGACGATTGGACAAAGGATAGTGATTTACCACCATTCAGAATTTTCATTCCGTATCCGGGAGATGTTTATATTGTTTATTCCAGAAACACAGGAAAAGCAATGTTATCTGTTCAAATATTGAAAGATGAAGAGAATCAGCAATATTACCTTTGCTATTCTTCGAATCAATATTTCAAGATAAAGAACGGACAAGTAACCGTCAGCGGCATCAATGGTTTTGACGGCATTCCGATTATCGAGTACCCAAACAACCATGACCGGTTATCTGATGTCGAAATTGCAATTACAGCATTTGATGCGATCAATAAATATCAGTCGGACAGATTAAACGGTGTTGAACAGTTCGTTCAAGCATTTATGAAATTCAAAAACTGTGAAATTGACGAGAATGAATTTTTGAAAATGGTCAAGCTTGGAGCGATATCTGTAAAAGATGCTGGAAACGGTGTTCAGTCAGATGTTGACTTAATGACTGCGGAATTAAATCAGTCAGAAAGTCAAGTTGCTAAAGATGATATTTACAACAATATGCTGATCGTGGAAGCAATGCCAAACCGCCAAAGCAACACCGGAGGTGATACTGGTAACGCAGTATATCTACGTAATGGATGGGATTTCGCAGAACGAGATGCAAAACTTGTCGAAGCATTCACAAAAGAAGCGGAAAAAGCATCTGTCAGAATTATCCTCAGCATCATTCGCAAAACCTCCAATGATGTCAAGATTTCTACCAGAGATTTTGATGTCAAAATAACCAGAAACCCGACAGATAATATGCTTGTTAAAGCACAGGCACTTGATTATCTGTTCAAAAATAAAATTCACCCACTTATTGCATTGATCACTTGTGGATTATTCAGTGATCCGCAAAAGGTATATGAAATGAGCTTACCATATCTTGGAACTGTTTATCCTGAACTGGCAAACCCAGACGAAGAATTGAAGAAAGCACAAGAATTGATTAAAGATTTTAGTCAGAAATCAATTCAAAATCAATCAGCAACAATTTCTTCCACTGATGAAGAATAAACGTTTTTACATCAATTATTTAAGGAATCTTGGGAAACTGAGATTCCTTTTTTAATACTCAAAAATATTGCAACAGCCCGTGAGCGCAAATCGGGTGCAGATCATGTGCGGAGCGAACCGTGTGAACAAAGCGTGTTGGTCTGGAAGAAAGGAGATTTCATGACAAGAGAACAGGCAAAACAAGTACTTATCGGTATGGGAATTGAGGAACCATCTGATGAACAGGTGTCTAAATACCTTGATTCCGTTACAGGAGAAGTAAAGAAAGAAAAAGACAAAAATGCTTCATTACAAGAAAAAGCCAACAAAGTAGCAGACCTCGAAAAAGAATTGGAAGAGCTGAAGCAGCAGAATATGACTGATGCAGAAAAAGCAGAGCTTGAACGCCAGAAAGAAAAAGCTGCGAACGAAAAAAGAATTTCTGACCTTGAAACCGCACTGGCAAATTCTCAGAAAGAAGCTCTGACAGGAAAAATCACTTCCATTTTTGCAAGCGCAGGAATGAAAGGCGATGCCTATACAGGAGCGATCAAAGCATTTTCGGTTTTACCAGCAGAGGATGCACTGAACGAAGCTCAATCTTTTGTTGACGGAATTTCCACTGAAAATAAAACAGCTCTTGAGACAGCTAAAGCAGCTTGGGAAAAGGAAGTACTTAAAAATACTCCAAATCCGGGCGGAGGAACCAAAGGTGGCAAAAAGGAAGAAAAGAGTAAAGCAGAAGAATATTTCGAAAAATACTTACCTTCCAAAGAAACAGAAATCAAAACAATCGGCACAAATGCCCCAGTTGATTATTTATAAGAAAAGGAGATTAAATTATGGCTTTTATGAAAACCGAGCAGTATAAGTCCACACCCAATATCCTTGAATCTGAGGTGGGATTAGTACTCAAAACTCACACAGCAGAACAGACAAATGCTGAAACAGTTGGAACTAAGAAAATTATCAAAGCAGGTTCCGTGTATCCGACAAATGCAACAGGCGCAATCGGCATTGTGTTTGAAGATGTTGATATGACAGATGATGCTAAGAGACCGATTTCTGTGATTGTTGCAGGCCGTGTTCTTGAAAAAAGACTCCCGGTAACAGTTGATACAACTGCAAAAACTGAACTTGAGAAATCAGGAATCGTTTTTGTAACTACAGAAGACCCAGTATTTTAAGGAGGTATGACAGATGCCATATAATGTTTTAGATACTATCACAGAAGAAGAGAGACTTAAGTTTTCCCAAAATTTTCCAGTGCCGAGCGCAGGTATTCTGGATGTAATCTTTCCAAATGTAAAAACCAAGTTCTGGAAAGCAGAATATTACAGATTGATGAGCGGGCAGAACCTTCCCAAAGTAGCTTATGTTCATGCCCTTGATACAGAAGCACATATCGGTTCCAGACCTGGATTCGAAAAAGTAATGACTGAGAAATTCCTGATTAAAGAGAAAATCAATCAGTCTGAAAAATTACAGGAAGCTATCGAAAATGGTGTTCCAGACGATGAATCTCTTACAAAATATGTTTTTGATGATGCAACAAGACTTTTCAAGAGCGTATTTGAGAGAACAAAAGTTATGAAAGGCCAAATTCTTTCCACCGGCAAACTCAATATTAATGAGAACAGGGTGAAAATGGAAGTTGATTTTGGCGTTCCCGCTGATGCGAAAGTAGATCTTTCTGACTGGTCTAAGCCTGTTGCTGATATCATGGGAGATATTCAGAAGATGGTAGCAGTTGCAGAAGACAATGGATATGTAGTTAACAGAGCCGTTACTTCTAAGAAAATGATTGGATACATGAGAAATAACGAAGCAATGCAGACAGCAGTTCTAGGCGCGGCTAATAAGCGTCTTCTGACCAAACAGGAACTTGCAAATCTGCTCATGCAGGAATTTGATATTGAAGTTGCTACATGCGAAGGAAAATTCAATTACGATAAAGCAGATGGAACTCTTGGTGTTTCCAGATACTTTAAAGAAAACGTGTTCACTCTTTATGCAGCAGAAGCAGATGGATCATTCGGCACAGGTCTGTGGGGACCAACACCAGACGAAAATGCTTACAAAGCATTTATCGAACAGGAGAATCGTTCCTTTGTCACTTTATCCATGTGGGCTACACCAGACCCAGTTGCTACATGGACTAAAGCATCTGGTTTATTTATTCCAGTAGCTTCAAAATCCAATGGTGGCCTTATCATTGGTACAAAGGGGGAATAACCGGGCATAGTCTCAATGAAAACAGCCGATCACCGTCTGTAGCAAGTGTTAAATCCAAAGAACCAACACATAAATACACAGAAAGTGAGCTGTCTAATATGACTGTACCACAGTTAAGGCAGCTTGCAAGTGATAATGGCTATGCCCTGACCTCAACAAATAAGGCTGGTATCATTTCTGAAATATTAGTTCAGCAAGGGTAGGTGATTTTGGATGAACGAAGAGCTTATAAACGATTTGGTAAACTATCTGACCGATGATACAGAATCACCTGAAATGATTTCTCTTGCCGTAAAACGGGCAATTCGTTCGTTCAAGAATAAGAGAAACTATCCTTCGAGTTATACAGATAAAAAAATAGATAGTGACATGGAAAAATGCTATGATTGCATATTTGATTTAGCCCTCTATTTTCTTGTGAAGCAGGGGGCTGAGTTCCAAGGATCACATTCTGAATCTTCTGTAAATAGAAGTTGGGAATCTGAAACCGAAATTTATATTAATCATGGTGTTTTTCCTTTTGCTGGAAGTTTAAGTTAAAAAAGATGGGATGGAACGCAATGTGTTTTTCCTCCCGGTACATTGCAGGGTTGCTCATTAAAGCAGGGAAAGAGCAAAAATCTTATAGGGAGTGAAAGAAAGGAAAAGCGATGGGATGTGAACATGAGTGCTTTAACAATCACCGCTTCGAAGAAATTGAAAAAAGTATTCATGATATGCAGGAAAAGCAGTCTGAAAGGCACAAAGAATTTTATTCAAGAATTAATAAGCTCGAACAGCAGACCGCCCTGTATAGCAATGACTTAGATCATATCAAAGAAACCGTCGATGAAATGAACAACAATTTAAAAATCCTCATGGCAGTCCCTGGCAAACGTTATGACACCATTATTGTATGCATTATAACGGCAGTCGTGGGAGCAGTTGTAGGATTTATGTTGAGCGGTGTATTTCCTATGTAACAAATTGATTCCACTTGTAAGGGAGGACGGTGGAGTTATATGAATTATGCAGATTTTTCAGAAGATGAAAGAAAATTTTACTTGCAAGAAGCAGGTTTTGATTCACGTGAAGAAAAATTATTTCGATTACGGGCTTATGACGAAAAAACATTATGGGAAGCATCTGAATTAATGGGGTACAGTCCCAGAACCATAGACCGAATCAATAGAAAAATAAAAAAGAAAATCACCAAAGTTGCCCCGATGTATATTCGGGGCTTTTCTTTGTATAATGGCGGAAATGTGGCGAAATAGTGACGTTCAAATACAGCGTTTCTTCCTATATAATATAAGCATAAGGAGAAACAGTATGCTTATGTTAGAGAACCCTTACGAGGGATTATGGGAAAAGCATCTGTCTGTGGATGACATGGACATGATTCTTGAATCCCGGATGGGAGGAACATATTATGGCTTATCCGTATTATCAGCCAATAATGGCAAATCCATATCAGCAACCACAAATACAGCCATATCAAGACAGATTGGCACAGCTACAAAATAGTTATCAGCAAACAATGCCGTATGGACAGGCGCAGATGCAACAGCCTATGCAGCAGATTCCGCAGATTTCCATGTTGCAAGGGCAAATGGTGGATGGAATTGATACTGTAAAAGCAAAGGACGTTGATATGTCCGGCAATCCTGTCTACTATCCCAAAACAGACGGAACAGAAATATACAAAAAGCAATTACAGGCAGACGGAAGAAGCAGGATTTTTGTTTACCGACTCGCAAATCCAGACGAACAGCAGCAACCGAAGCAGGAAGAAAAACAGATTGACATTGAGTCCATGTTTAACCAGCTTCGGAACGATGTTTGTTCTGAGATTTCCGGAATCAAAGATATGTTCCCGACATTTATGTCAGGAACATCGGAAGCTGCAAAACAGCAGAACGGAGGTAAGCAGAGATGAATTTCAACCCAAACGCCATGATGAAAAAGCAACTTGAGAAAATGATTTCTCAGAGGTTCGGAAGTGTGAATAACATGATGAACGATATGAGTAAATTTGCAGGAAATAATCCGACATTGAAAAATGCATTGGATTTATACAAAAAAGGTGATACAGATCAGTTACATCAAATACAGCAAAATGTATTTAATGAAAAACACTTATCACCAGACGGAATTATCCAGAAATTCCTTGGATTATAACATTTCCCCATAATTGGGTGATTCAAAATCGCTACAATTTGGGATGACAGCCGCGGATGTCTCCTATTGTAAATAAAATTTAAGGAGACTAAAAACATGA